CAGGAGTATAAAAAAATAATATTACTTTTAAACTATGATTATAAACCACAGGGAAAATGACGATTTCCTAGAACAAGCACGACAAAATAAAGTTCCTCAAGGTTTAGGAATAAACAACGATTTAGATAATCACTTAAGATTTAAAGCTGGAAGTTTTTGCATAATTATCGGACACGCAAACGTAGGTAAAACATTTTGGGTATTATGGTATTTACTTTGTTTATCTAAAATTCATAAAAAGAAACATCTAATTTATGCAGCAGAGAATACAGTAAATGGTTTAAAAAGAAATCTAATAGATTTGTATGCTGGAAAAAAGATAAAAGACCAAACAAAGTTTGAGTTAAAAACAAACAAAGAATTTATAGAAAAGCATTTTGATTTTATAGACCATCTTAAAATTTGGAACATAAACGAATTTATGAAAGGTATTCAATCAATAAACAAAAAATATGATTCTATAATGATTGATCCTATAAACGCATTTTCAAAACCTAAAGGAGTAAACGCACACGAACACGATTACGAAACAGCTAGTAAATTAAGATTATTTGCAAAGAAGTTTAATACAACAATCTATGTTTGTATGCACGCATCAACAGAAGCATTACGAAAAGTACATCCTGCAAAACACGATTACGAAGGTATGACTATAAGACCAAACGGAGCAGATGCAGAAGGTGGAGGTAAGTGGCTGAATCGTAGTGATGATTTTATAAGTATTCATAGATACACAAGCCATCCTCACGATTGGATGTATACACAAATACATTGTTTAAAAATTAAAGAAACAGAAACAGGCGGCTGCCCTACTTTCTTCAATGAGCCTGTATTATTTAAGTTAGAACAAGGTGTTAAATTTACTTGTGCTGGAATTAATAGTTTACAGTTATGTTCAAAGTAAAAGTTAATCAGGACATTATAGAATACTGTAAAAACCAAGTTGATAAATATAACTTTGGTAAAAGAAGTTCTGCTAACGGAAATAAAGAACAACAGCTAACAGGAATAATTGGGCAAAGTATTGTAATGAATTTATTTGGTTTAGGATATGTAAATGGAGAAGATGGTTTTGATGATGGTGTAGATATTTTGTATAACAATAAAAAAATAGATGTCAAAACAATGGGCAGGAAATCAGATGTTAAACAAAACTATACTAATAACTTTTTGAAGCTACAGGATCATTATTCAACAGAAATTTATATATTTTGCAGTTACCATAAAACAAAAGAAGAATTAACTATATGTGGCTGGATTGATAAAACTGATTTTATAAACAAAAGAAGATACTATCCAAAAGGAACAGAACGTAAAAGATTTGATGGAACAACATTTGAAACATTTGCAGATTTATACGAAATAGATAACAAAGATTTAAACCAAGTAAACAACATAGACGAATTAAAACAACAATTAAAGAGTAAAACTATGATAACATACGAAAAAATATCAGACGTACATTACAAGGCATATAAACACGAATTGTTTTTAAACAGTATAGAAATACATTCAGACAAATATGTTATAGTAAATCGTTATTCTCGTTTAGACGTACCAAAACATTTAAAAGACTATTTACCTTATTTAATTTTAGATACATATAAACAGGATTTAAAAACATATAATTTAAGAGAGTATAGTGATTCCCAGCCTGAAGGAACATTATCAATAAAAAAGATGTTAAATAAATTAAAAAATGAGGTGCAAAAATTGTAAAGAGAAATTTGAACCTAAACAATTTAACAGGAAGTTTTGTTACAAAGACGAATGTATAGATGCCTATTTTGAATATTTAAAAAAACAAGCTGAAAAAAAGTGGAATAAAGAAAAAAAGATAAGAAAAGAAAAACTTAAAACAGTACAAGATTTACTTAAAGAAGCACAAATAGTTTTCAATAAATACATCAGATTAAGAGATAAAGGTATGCCTTGTATATCTTGTCAGAATCCAAAGCCTAAAAAAATAAATGCTGGTCATTATATTGCTAGTGGCAAAAGTAAATTTTTGACTTTTAACGAGGATAACGTACATCTCCAATGTGAGTATTGCAATACATATAAACATTCAAATTCTATTGATTACAGGATCAATCTAATAAAAAAAATAGGTGTTGATAGAGTAGAGTATTTAGAGAACAATAGACATAAAACAAAGAAATACACAAGAGAAGAATTATACGAAATAATAGATGAGTATAAAAAAAAGATAAAAAGTATATAGTTTATATATATTTTTTTATTACCTTTAGAGAAATTTTAAAACTATAAAAAATGACAAGAGAAGAAATAATTGCAGATTTAGAAATGGATATTCAATATTTAGAAGCTAATTTAGCTAATGGTTGGTATGAAACACAAGAAGAAAGAAATGAAGTAAGTTCAGAACTAGAATCTTCTAAAAGAAAGTTAGAATTAATAAAATAAAAACAAATAAACAATAGGGAGTTGAAACATACTCCCTTTTTTAATATAAATAAATATGAAAATAAAAGCTAAACCTAAAAAAAGGTTGTATGCACCTGATGAAGAATGTTTAGAAATCATCAAAGCAGAATTAAAAAAAATTGGTATTAAATCTAATAATACTCAAGCAGTAAATCACGCAGTATTTTTCCTTGCTAAAACAATCAAAACTAAAGAAGCTGGAGAACGAGCATATCAAAAAGAACAAAAGAAAAACAAAAATAAATCAAAACAAAAGTTAATTAAATCTAAATAACTATGAACAAAACAGAAAAACAACAAACAAAAAGTATTTACAAAAGCCTTGCATCATTTCAACAAGAATGTCCTGTAATACATAAAGGAACAAAAGGCTATGGATATTCGTATAGTGATTTACCTACAATCTTTAAGGTAATTAATCCATTGTTAAAAAAACATAAATTAGGATTTACACAACTAATGAATGAAGGTTGTATAGAAACAACATTATTTCACATTGATACAGGGCAAACAATTACAAGTAAAACACCTATCCCTGAAGATGTAAATTTAAAAGGTATGAATCAATTTCAAGTATTAGGATCAGCAGTTACATATATTCGTAGATATGCTTTATCTAGTATGCTTGGAATAATAACTGATAAAGATACTGATGCTGCTGGAGAGCAGATACCAAACAAAAAGAAACTATCAACAGAAAGGTTTCAAAAAGGATTAGACAAAATACAAGATGGTCAATTAACTAAAGACCAATTTTTAAATATGTTGGTTGCTTATGATTTGACATCAACACAAAAATCAGCTATAAAACTATTGTAAAATGGAAAAACTATTAATTAGAGCATCAAGTCTAGGCAGAATAATGTCAGACAATCCTAACACAAAATTAACAGAAAAGCAATCTATCACTTTAGATGGGTTGCTTTCTAAAATAAAGCTAACAGAAAAACAAGCAGAATTAAGAGATACTTTATTGCTTAAAAGAGATGCAAAGCCTGAACTATCAAAAGGTGGTAAATCATATATTAAAGAGTTATGGTTAGAAAATAACTATGGTATAAAGCAAGAAATAAACAATAAGTACATAGACAAAGGAAACGAAGTAGAAAGTTTATCTATAAAACTTGCTGAACTTACAACAGATTTAGGAGAACTATACAAGAATGATGAATACTTTGAAAATGATTTTGTTTGTGGTACACCTGATGTTATTACAGATACACATATTATAGACGTTAAGTCTAGCTGGTCAGCAGCTACATTTCCATTCTTTGAAGAAAAAATAACGAACACAAATTACGAATGGCAATTAAAGGCTTATATGTGGCTTACTAATATACACAAATCATACTTGAGTTATTGTTTAGTTACTACACCTGAAATCTTGATCCAAGACGAAATAAAAAGAGTTTCTTGGAAAAGAGGGGAAATAGAAATTAGCGAAGAAACAGAAGAAGAAGTTAGAGAATTTCATAACCTAGATAAAATTCCTATATGGGAAAGGGTAAAATCTTTTGAAGTTAAATTAACAGGAGAAGATATTATGAAGATGAAAGAGAAAATAACATTAGCTAGAGAATATTATAATAGTTTAAATTAAAATAACTATATTGTAAAACTTAATAACCGAAAAAAATAAATATATGTCTTTTAAAATGAAAGGAACAATCGCATCAATAGGTCAAAAAAAGGCTTTAGATAATGGTGCAATAGTATTAGATTATGTAGTTAATCATACCAGCGAAAATGGTTTTGTTACTCCTTACAGCTTTAACATTTATAAAGCAAGTGAATATACAGAGCATTTAGATAAGTTTTTAGAATTTAATAAAGTTGGAGATAACGTAGAAGTAGAGTTCAACATTAGAGGTAAAGAGTATAATGGTCGAGTTTATAATTCTTTATCTCATTGGAGATGTGAAAAAGAGAAAGGTGCTTCTATGGAATTAAACGAGCCTGTAAATGTAGAATCAGATGGTGGTATGCCATTTTAATATTATGCCCTAGCATTAGATTGTTAGGGTTTTTTTTATGCCTTATGTTAGATGGTCTTTTTTATGTAGTAGAATACAAGATGGCAAACGAATTGTTTGTAAAGAAGTTTGTATATGAAACAAAATGTTTAGATGCAACAGATGGTGTAATTTATACGAACACAATAAACGCATCAGAATTAATACTAAACAGAAAGTATTTAGAGTATAGGATAGAACGTATAATGCGACAAAACGAGATAATTGAATAAACAAATACAACAAAATAAAGTTATATAGTTATGAGGTGGTTTGATATAGTTTCAAAAAGGCATAACGAGTATTTAAGAATTGTACGTTCATTCCCTGAAAACATAAATAACAAATATATTGAAGATATAGTACAAGATGCCTATATTGAATTATCAGAATTAGGATCAAAGAAACATAAAGAGAACGATAAAAGAGTAAACGATAAATACAAAGATTTACCAATAAGCCAAAGAATACTAAACGAGGATAAAGAAGTAAATATGATTTATATGTGGATTACTCTAAAAAGAGTTTCTATGAATCATTTAAAATGTAGAAAAAGAAACGAATATATTATAAAGCTGGGAGAAGGTTTTGATATTGCAGATATAGAAGGTAGTGAAAATGAAAAAGCATTTAAAATTATAATAGATAAAATAGAAGCTGAAACTAATAGATGGCATTGGTACGATAGAATGTTATTTGATACTTATGTAAGCAATGAAAAAAGTATGCGTAAGTTAAGTGAAGAAACAAAGATTAGTTTAACGTCTGTATTTAATACTTTAAAGAATTGTAAGAAACGATTACAACAAAATATAGGAGAAGATTATTTAGACTATTTATATAAAGATTTTGAACTAATAAAGTAATGGCTAAAAGAGTAATTATATCAAAACTATTTACACCTAAAAAAAAGAGAAAAGGTGTTCATAGTAAAAGTAAATCAAGTAAATTAAAATCCTCTAAAAATTATAAAAAGAAATATAGAGGGCAAGGCAAATAAATATATTATGGAAAAGAAAAGCAAAAGTAAAAAAACTACAAAGAAAAAAACTACAAAAAAAGTAGAAGCTAAAAAACCAAAGGTTGAAGGATTAGGAGATGTAGTAGAAGTAATAACAGAAAAGACAGGAATCAAGAAAGCAGTAAAAGCTGTATTTGGAGATTCGTGTGGATGTGAAGAACGTAAAGAGAAATTAAACAAACTTTTTAATTGGAAGGTAGAATGTATTGATAAATATGAATACGAAATACTTGATGAATTTTTTACAGGAAATCCTACAGTAATTAAACCTAGTGAATGGAGAAAACTAGCAGAGATAGCAAGAAGAATATTCAACAGAAGAATAGAGAACGATATGGGATGTGGTGGATGCGTTAGAGAGATTGTATCTAAACTAAAAAAGGTTTATGAAACGTATGAAGAAACGGATGAGAAATAAATTAATAGCAGATGTATCAGCAGTAATAATTGTATTACTGACATTGCTAATTTTAAAATATATTATTGGATGAGAATCTAATAGTTAGATTATATTAGATTATGGATGGAAGAAAAAATAATGGGAACAAAGGACATTCTACAAAGGCTAAAGGAAGCGATAAGAGAAAGAATGAATACAGAAAAGCATTAGAACTAGCATCAACACCTGATGATGTCGTAGAGGTCATTAAAAAGCTAAAAGAGAAGGCTATAAATAAAAGTGATGTAAATGCAATTAAACTGTATTTAGAATATTATTTAGGCAAGCCAAAAGACAGTATAGAAATAGAAGGTAATCTTAATACAGGATATTCTTTTAATGAAGTGATAGCATTAATTAGGGGTAGTGATAAATCATAAGTATTTAACATTAAATAATCCAACTAGATATTTTATAGTTACAGGGGGTAGAGGTTCAGGTAAATCGTATTCTATAAATATGCTTTTATGTTTGTTAATGACATATGAAGCTGGGCATACAATTCTATTTACAAGATACACATTACGTTCTGCATCAATATCTATTATTCCTGAATTTGTAGATAAAATACAGCACCTAAAAATGTTTAATGATTTTATTATAACAAAAGATGAAATCATACAT